CACAACAACCACTACTACGACCACCACAATACCACCGTTTATATGTGATGAGAAGTGTAGTAATTTAGGATTCTAAAATGGCTATTAGATTAGTAAGTGAAGTAGGTTTCGACGGTGGTGTTGCAGCGAAAAGGAGTGATGGAAGTGATACCCTACCATGGCAACCTGCCACAAATGCTATCAACACAATCGATACGGACGCTGGTGGACCGGGTGGTATTATATTCATTGCTGATACTGAATATGGGGGAAATGGACACGTATTTGAATTATCGGAGGATTTCCTTATTCCCGATCTCACCAATATCGATACTGCGGTGCTCCATTTGGCAATAGACAACTTCGGAACCGCACAGGTCAATGGAAACTTTTACGATGGAACTGGTTTCCACGCCCTCAAAACACACAACATCCCAAAGAGTCAGTTGGTGGAGGGGAATAATAATTTTACCGTTACTGTTGGTAATGAGGGTGGTCCTACTGGTGTTATTTTCAGATTATTTATAACGTTGAAGGTGGAAACATCATCATCATCATCATCATCATCATCATCATCATCATCATCATCATCATCATCATCATCATCATCATCATCATCATCATCATCATCATCATCATCCACTACTCCAAAACCCACTGGAACTGGCTCACCCACACCGTCATCGACAGGTACAGGTAAACCCACGGGAACTGGAACTGGCTCATCGACAGGCACGGGTAAACCCACTGTGGCGGGGACACCAACAGGCTCATCAACAGGCACAGGCAAACCCACAGGAACGATTGGTGGTAGCAGCAGCAGTAGCAGCAGTAGCTCACCACGTCCAAAACCAACAGCACCGACACAAATACCCACACCACCACAACCCCCACCATCAACACCACCACCAATCACAACACCGACAGATACTACGGTTTTTGAGAGTGGGGGGTCGTATTATTGGTTCCCAGCAGCTAAACCAGGTAGAAGAATCCTACCCACCATACAACAATTCACAACAGAGGAGATACAACAATTGGGTATGGAATATGACCCGATATTGGAATCACCACCACTAAATTTTGACATAACAACGACACCCCAACCACAATAAAAATATAAATAAATGGTTGGTGGTAGTTGCAATATTCCAAAATTTCGATAAATCATCATATGAGAAAACTTACAATCGGAATGGCAACCCATAATGATTATGACGGGTTATACTTTTCAATCCAAGCTCTTAGGATGTATCATCAAGAGGTTATGGATCAAGTTGAATTTGTGATTGTCGATAATTCCCCCAAAACAGACCACGGCGAGGCCAATAGAAAACTTACCGATTGGATCAAAGAGCCTTTTCAGTATCTACCATACACAAAGTATGAATCAACTACGCTCAAAAATAAAGTATTTGATTTATCGGACACTCCATACACCATGTGCATCGATAGTCATGTTATGTTGTATCCCAACGCAGTCAAAAAATTAATAAAATTCTATGATGAAGGAAAGGATAAGGGAAATCTTATTCAAGGACCGATGATCTACGATGATCTACAAAATTACTCATCCCACTTCAATGATAAATGGGGTAGTTATATGTGGGGATCTTGGCAAACTGATAAGAGAGCTATGAAAGTGGATGGTGCTCCTTTCGAAATCCCAGCACAAGGAATGGGTTTATTCTCATGTAGAACCGACTCTTGGTTGGGTTTCAATAAGAATTTCCGTGGATTTGGTGGTGAAGAGAAATATATCCACGAAAAATTCAAAAGAGCAGGTAAGAAAACTCTCTGTCTACCATTTCTCAGATGGCTTCATCGGTTTGAAAGACCCAACAGCCCATCATACCCCAACAATCTACAAGATAGATACCGAAATTATTTGATCGGATTCACTGAACTTGAGATAGATGAGGTAGAAAAACTAAAAGAAGTTTTTGATGGGGTAGTGGATAAAAATCATATGAAAAGAATAGACGAAGAGGTGAAAAGAATGTTTAAAGATTCCCCATCTTATGCTCGACGTTAATATCATGCAACATACTAAGATATCTCTCGTTGATATACTTTTCTATTGCTAATGATTTTACCATATCAGATGAATCGATGTTTAATTCGTTAGATTTCTTCTCAATAAAATGAAAGGCTTCCACTAGACACATCCATCTGGAAAACTCACCCATGGACATCCACTCTTCACCCTTTTTTGTTTTTACTTGTATCATGTTTTTCTGTTTCTTTTGAGATTAGACCACTAATATTAAGATCTTCTGCTGGTTCTGATACCAAAATGCTATCAAAACTCACCATAACTTTGTATTTTGCTTCGCACTTCTCGCATTCCACTAAAGTTTCCTCTCCTGCTGGGAAAATACCCTCAAAGGTATTACCACCACAAACACAAGGAAGTTTTACAGATACTTGATCGAGAAGACCCTCATAATGGTTGATGACTTCCTCCATTTCGACCATATTTTTATCAGCATCTTCTAAAATACCTTGTAGGGTGAGTATCTTTTCACTCTCTCTCACCTTAAATGATAGTAGCCAATAGCCGATACTACATCCGATAGTCGCCAACACACCAATCTTCAAAAACTCGAAAAGTGTAGTTGAGAATCCAAATGCTATACCAGCGGATATAGCTAAGATTGTTATTCCTATTTTTATTTTATTTTTGTTCATATTTATTTCTGTAAAATTCTACGATTTCTGTTGCCAAGTCGATATCGAATTCATATTTAATGGTGGAATTATCCATTATCTCATTTAATTCCTCGTATTTCGTATCGACCATGGTTTTCAACATATCTTTAGTGTATCCTTCGGGTCTAGTTTTAATATCCATCAATAGTTTGTAGTAATCCGAGTCAAATTCCTCGACATTAACCATATATCCACCATCTCTAAAGAATTCGATACCAACTTTACAGAGTCGGAGGATTTGGACAAAGTTTTTCGGACTGAAACCGTATTTATCAACAGCGGCTTTTCTCGCTCCACCCAATCTTCCCCTTCTTTCACCTGTGGCTAGTCTCAATTCAGAATGGACATACCCCCTCAGAGAGTGTCTGAGATAGTTAGAATCCACTAAACGGTATTTTTCATCTCTGAAAACATCAAACATTTCGTCTTTATATGTGAATGCACCGTCTGGGGCAAATAAGATCTCCATTACTTGGGTGTTACTCTTCCTCAATAACTTCAGAAAGTGGGTGATTTCGTAAAACGTAGCATCGACATCGCCAGTTCTGACAATGGACTCGATTTTAGTGAACCCTGTGGTGTATTTTTTATCAGCCGCCACAAATAGACCACGATAATCGATATCACTCTCTGGAGTATTCAACCCATATAAGTTGGAACCACCAACGAGTTGACATATCAACCCACCCTTACAATCTTTAAATGCTTTTACTTCTTCTATATTCATTTTTCGTTTATTTTATACTCACCGTCTTCAACTCCACACTGTATAGCAAATTTCAATGTCCATTCAGCTAGAAATCTAAACCAGAATTCACGCCTCACCATCAATTTACCTTCATCGTTTTCAATAATGTATTTTCTCATCGCTTGACTATATTCTTAATTCTATTCTAGCCCCAATCCTTTGGGGTTCTGAATAGTCTATCCAGATCGAGGAAAGCATTTTCCATACTTTCTTGAGATAGGGCGATGTGTCTTGCAATATACATCCTATTGCAGAGGCTTGTTAAAATATCCAACTGTTCCGATTCGGGATATTCGTGTATATATTTATATTTTTCCTTTGGGGGTTTGTTTTCCATCCCCCCACTATAATCTTAATTCTATTCTTGGTTTTATTTTCCAAGGGTGAATTTGGAAAGAACCGAATCCCCATTCTTCAAGAAATACATCATTGTCTTCTCAAGATTATTTTTTAATTTCAATAAGTCTCCGTTGTCTTTGTATTGTTCGGTTTTTAAAAGGTTATCTAGTGTAGATGAAGCGTTGAAAGCTGAGTCCACGATTTCAGCTAATTGTTGTGGTAAATCAGCAAACTCAAACGGTAGAGCGTGGGGAGCCTTGGCTGCTTCCTCCTCTGATTTGTATTTCATCATTTGCTGAGAAGGATTAAGACCGCTTTCGGAGTCAAGATCGATAGCACCTGATGCTAGTGCTGTTGAGTATGGGCTATTGCTGCTATTCATATAAATATTTAATCATTTAGGATAAATAGTAGTATGACCAACAAATTTAAAAGTAAATTTATCAAAATTCTCAATGAACAGGACGATACAGATATCGATCTCGACCCAGAAATCGATGCTGGTCTAGATCTCGACCCAGACGCTGAAGCTGGTGCAGCGGAAGATTATTTGGATGATGGTGTTGGTATGGATGACTTTGCAACCGATACTGAAGTGGATCCAAGTGACGTTGACGAGGTTAGTGATGCTATCCAAAGACAAAACGAACAAATGAAAGGCGTTATTGATAGCTGGTCTGGTAGAATCGATGAATTTCTCAATTTCCTCAACGGTGATAGCTCAGAAAGTCTCCAAAGCGTTCTCGCTAATGCCAGTGATCAAACAGCAGTTGGTGATTTGAAAAACCAACAACACAAAATTGGTCGTATCGCCTCTGAATTGGCTGCTCTACAGCAATCATTCTTAACCGCTAAGAAATCTAGCTAAATTCGGTTATCAACTTCATCTGAACAGTAGCAGGGAGTCCCTTGCTACTGTTTTTTGTTATAAAGTCTGAAGGAATACCATCAATCTTCTCTTTCATACACATCTGATTGATGTCTTTATACTTCATACCCTCTTCTCTTGGCCATATAAACACGGTTTCTCCCATTTCGATCAATTTTAATGTCTTCACTTTAGCCGTATCATCCAACCATTGACTATCCAGAACCCAAATCTTCTTGAAAAACGGTAAACTATCGATTTGTTCCTTCTGGAGTGGTGTGAACATGTGTTTTCCCTTATTAATTCCACCCAAACCAAGGGAATTCTCGACAAAACACGCATCGATGGGTCCTTCCATCAAACATACGTGATCTAGGTCGGGATTCACCCTTTCGATCCCAAATAAACTCTTATCTCCATCAAGTTTTGATATATAATTGCATTTGTCATCGGAATCTAGTAGTTTTCTACTCTGATAAAAGATTATCTTACCGCTTTGATCCTTAAATGGGAGTATTAATCGATTTTTGTGGGTCTGATCTTTAATACTGATATAAAATGCGTCTGGTGAGTTAATCGCAGTGTCCAATCTTCTCTTTTTGATGTAAGACTTCGCTAATTGAACCACTTTGTTGTTCTCATAGAAGTTGATTTGTCTCTCATCGGAGAGATTTATAGAGTCTAAGGGTAGGGATGGTCGTTTTTTAGTCTCTATATTATCGTCTTCCAAGTCTAAAACGTTAATTATACCAAATTCACCAGCCTCGATCTCCTTTTCGAGGTCTTTGTGGCTCATTCCAGAGACTTCTCGGATCCATCTATATGGTTTACTAGACCACCCACAGTTGTGACAGAAGATTAAATCGTTATCTGGAACAAAGAAGCACCTCTTCTTCCTCCCCCAGCTTTTACCCTCCCTACATACGGGACAGCAGCAGTTGTAGGTGTTATTAGACCTGTTGTGTGCGACCTTGTATCCAAACTCATAGAACTTGGAAACGGTATAGTCAGTCGGGATCTCTAAGAACGTTGTATTGCTTTTTGACAACTTTGAGAGTATTTCTTGGGAGAATTTCGACATACTCGATAATATCATATTGTAAACCGTTGTCAAACTCGTCTATAGGGACTTCACGTAATTCCATTTTGGGCATCGACAAGAAATGGTATTTTTCTTCTATCGTTTCCATGTAAACGAACATCTCACCGACATAATCCCCAGTTTGAACTGCGAATGTCTCACCAAAGTTTATTTTTTTCTTCTTTATTTTATTAAAAATCGAATTTATCATCTCTCATTCCTCCTCTATCAGCCATAAAATCACCAAACTTTTGAATAAATAGGTTGTCCATAGCAGCTTTTTCCATATTATTGGAAGTTTTTTTAATCTCAACCAAGTTTCCATCAAAATCGTAACCGAATAATTGAAAACAACTAAGAAATTCATTAATCAAAGCACCCAGCGTTTCATTTAGATCGTGGGGTGATAGGTCTTTACCTTCTCTGTTGGTTTTCTTATCCTCGATTAGGGCTTGTCTCAGGATCTCTAGAACATCATCATCAATGATAATCGGCTCTTCTGGGTCTCGTTCTCCATCTTCCATACTACCTATTTAATCCTTTTTCATAAAAGCGGAATCAACACTGACTTGATTCACGTTTTTCTCGATTAAAGTAGTAACGATAATTTCCATACTTTGTGTCTTTAGATTGTAGTTTTTCGGAAACCTGCTTCCACCATCATTCAACTCATAATAGAGTTCTCCCCTATACTCATTGTTCTGATAACAGGTTATCATCACAGAGCTATTTTCTGGATCAACCATAACAGTCCATTTTCGAGGATCGTGTTGGGCATATTTATCAAACAATTTGATGGTAATAAAACCACTGTCTCTAAGACGCTTGATGAAATAACCTTGTGTTGCTATCGAATTCTTCATTAATGATATTTACATATTATGTATCACTTGTCAATCTCAAAAAGCTCTTTGATTATTCGCTATCCTCCAATATACATTTACCAAACCCAAGACATTCGTTTGGTGTTTTACAGTTCTCACCGCAATCGAACATATATTAAATATTCGTAACTTCAGATTTTTCCAATCTTTCTAAGAATTCCTTATATTTGATTGGAGTATCAAGAGTGACCTTGTCATCCCACCCATCGGAATTGATTAATTGTAGCTCTGGTTTAAGTGCCAACCATTCGTTTGAAGACTTTGTTGCATAGATTAAATCTAAACGATCCCTATACACCTGTGTTGGTGGATCCGTTTTGATTACCCTACCCGTTATCTCATTTCTTGCTATTGTTCCCATAATTTTTTATTCTCCTTTATAATCTTCGAAATCTCATTCAAAGCTTTATCATAATCTTCAATCGTTGGTATGGCGTAATAATACGCTTTATTCAACACGGCTTCTATCTCTTTGGTCATTTTATCTAACTCGTTCATTCTTGTAATGATGAAAATATATATTCTAGTTCAAAATCCCCAAATTTGGAAACTATGGATCCAACACCAATGTCTGAATTTATTTTGAATACGTTATCATCTTTAGATATTTTAGACAATATCTTTAGGTTGTCTATTCTCAATATAAATGGCTCATCCAATTCGAACAGCACCTCTTCGCCCACAACACAGAAATTATTACTATTCGGAACCGATTCATCACCGAGTTTCCAGATTAGTTTTTCATCCTCTGTATAGATATACAGTTTATTGGTAGATGTCATCGATGAATTCTTCAATAGTGTGGATAAGAAATCGAAATCTAAATCGAATTCAATATCGTATTGAAAATTTCTGATCTTCTCCAAGGTCACTTTTGGTTTTGTGATGATACCATCCTCGTGTAGATGATACTTGAACTTCAAATCATCTCCTCGATACTCAATATGGTTATTTTTAACCATAAGATCAATATACTCCTCCTCGACCATATTCAAAGCCTTTGAAAGCTTGATCAAAGAAGGAAGATTGAGAGCCATCTCATCATAATCACCACCCAAACAAGCATGAACATACATACTATTATCTTCCGAAGAAGTTAAACCGTGTATACCATCATCCTTGATGTCTAGGATGCAGGAATCATTTATCTTTCCCAGACTTGCAAGTAGTAGTCGGAACTCTTTCCTTTTTAGGTTTAGGTTTTTCATATATATCTTGTAACATGCTATTCTGTTTTTTCAACTTTAAAGATATATCTTTGAGTAAATCAATGATAACGTCTAGTTGTGTTGGTTCCAAATTGAATTCCATCTGCCCCTCATCCACAGGCTCTTGCGATGGCAAGAACGTTTGTGGTTGGGGTTGAGGTGGAAGTTGCATCTGGGGCTGAGGTGGGATGTCCATCTGTGGTGGTGGGGCGTTATCCACTTGCACGGGAGGTATTTGTGGGATTGGCGCGGGTTGAGGCGGTTGTCCTTGTGCTCTCCTACTTTCTTGGATAAACTGATTCAAACCTTGTTTAAGAGTGTTTGTATCAGTCACCAAGTTGGGAGATCTCCCCATCATCATAGAATCTATCTGGCTGCTCTCACCAATGAGAGCAGCGATAGTTTGAACTTCTTCTGGTATTTGTTGTCTTGACATGATTAGTTATCCAATTCAGACATGAGATCATCGAGTTCTTCATCGTAATCATCATCATCATCATCATCGTCCTTTTTCTTTTTGGAAGATTTCTTGGAAGATTTAGTTTTCTTCTCGTCGCTTTCATGCTCCATTGGGATTTCGTCCTCTTCTTCAACATCTTCTTTCTCTTTCTTGATCTTGGTGAGGGACTTGCGCTCCTCCTTCTCATCACCAACGAAGTAGTGTTCATTGAGAATTTCTTCAAGCTCTTCAGAAGACTTGACTGGATAGATTTGTTCAAGATCGTGGATACCTTCGTAGATTTCATCGATCTCATCACCATCAAGCTTTGTTTTGCTCTTGGTAGTGAAGAATGAAGACTTAAAGGATGTGTATACTCCACTCTTCTCGGCCTTGATTTTGAAATCGTGTGGCTTGGTTAAGTCAAAAATATCAAACCCGAGCTCTTCGGCACGATCACCTTCCAAAGCATCGTCGATGATGTCTTTGATTTGAGGACCCATGCGGAGGATCTTAACGGTTCCATTATTCTCAGGGTTGGATGGATCATCGACAACGTATACGTTGACTAGCCATTGCTCTCTCTGAGAGATCTTACCATCATACTCTCTGTTATCGACACCTGGATTCTCCTCTTTCCATTCCTTGAAGAGTTTCCAACGGAGTTCGTTGATTGGATCTCTCTCACCGAAGGTTTGGAGACCAAGATAGCTCATATAAGAGCCAGTAGCTTCACTATTCCAGCCATGAACCCAGTGATTATAGAAGGTCTTTTCAGGATCTTCGACATTTGGGATTAGACGGAGGGTGTAAGTGTGACCAGCGGGGAATTTCATGATATTTGAGAATTGCCCAGAGGATTCGCTACCTTTGTTTAAAGCTGACTTGATCGAATCGAACATTGCAGCATTGAATTTGTTTTTAGCCATAATTATATTTTGTTTTTTAGTTGTGTTTGTATTTTGTGTGTTGCTTTCTTCGCAAGTTTTTTCATCTTTTTCGAAAGGAAGAATTTGTTTTTAGTCTTCTGAAAAGTGATCCAAAAATCACTGAACATAAAATCTAATATTCTATTTTCGACTTTTAATTTAGAAACTCCCAAAGAATGTAACGTATACATATTGATATCGTGATTCTTTAAATGTTCAACCATGAAAGGAATCTTATGCTCAATATATAAAGGGTATTTATCTAAAGTCAACTCCTTTTCTTCACAAAAGTTCTTAATAAATTTCAAACTCTTAATGAGTCTCTTCATACTATCTTCGGAGTCGGGATCTTCGGTCTCCATCCTTTTCATATAGAGAGCATATGCCTTTTTCGCTCTCTGTGTTGTGTAAAATTCTAGAGGGAAATAATCCTCATCTTCGAAAGTTTCATATGGAGCTTTGAAGAACAATTCGATATTGATCGTATCGTAGCTCGTAAACATTCTTTCGAGTTTATCCAACGCATTAACCTTATCTTCATCCATCTTGTCGAAGTTCTTCCGTATTCTGAAAGGTTCTCCTTTAGATATTCTAGATGTAACTAAGTGGTCGTTATATATTTTCTTCTGAAAACTTGAAATCATTTCTTCTTCTTTTGACTGTTCAGGTATTTCGTCACATACTTGCTTTTGGCAATGGATGGATCGAAGTCCAAGAACACTCTAACCAATTCTTGGTCAGAGTCAAGGGATAAAAGAGTTTTAAGTATCCTTTTTAGTCGTTCTTCCTCCAGAGTCGTTACAAAAACGTTTTGGACGGAGAGTTTTTTACCTTTCAGGGTGTTCACAAAGGTGCAATAGCAGATGAACAATCTTCTGGTTTCTTTTTTTATTATATCTATTGATGAGTCGAACATAAAGCGGATTATTATTTAAAGGTTGATGAATATATTATCTTGAAGGGTTTGTATCCATCTGTGGTTATGTAAATTTTATTTTTATGTGGAAGATCATCAAATAACTCCCAGATATTTCTATCCATACCCGAATTATCGAAATGGAAATGTGTGTCTAACCCGAAACCGTAAGTATTATGAGTAGTCGCATTAATAAATTTAATATCCATTTCAGTTGAAGGGATATCAATTCTTTCACAATTCCTATTGAAGATATTTTTAGCGTTTTCACCTGTGATATAAGAAGAAGAGAGATGAACTACCTTTTTTCTATTTAAAGCTTCCCAAGCAGAAATAGTCACCAGTAAAGTAGTCATACCATATTGTCTTCCAGCAGTAATGCAATTATTTCCCTTTTGTATATTTTTGTATGTGAGTTTCTGTTTACCGTTTATCGGAAAACCATTGAACTTCTCGAAAAATTTATAAAACTTCTCTTTATCGGAAAGTTTTTCTATTTTCGATGAATTTTCGGCTTTAGTGATACCGACACCAAATAATCCCACGAATGCTGCTGTTCCTTTGATAAAATTTCGTCTTTTCATAATTCTTCTAGTTTTTGGGAGAAGGCTAAGAATTTTTTAGTCATTTGACCACCAGCAGCCCATTCACCACCACCACCTTCACACAAATCTTCTGCCATCTCCGCTATGTTTATCTCGGATCCAACACTTTTACGGAAAGAGATGAACTGTGTGTCTGGATTCATAACGATAACAGCGTCTGTTTCATAATTATCCATGATTGAGTGAGCCAATTCGTTGACGGAGAACTTGGAAATGGTCGATAATACCTTATAACCCTCCCATTTACCCTTGAAAAGTTGGATTTTTTCCAATTCCCCTTCCAATTCTTCGAAAAAGCCATCTGCCACATCAACTTCCGTTGATGTGAAGCCATCGAACCCATCCCAGAAGCGGTTTACGAATTTAACGAACCGTCTCGGACCGCTCCTCCTATAGAGTGCGTTCAAATACTTAGTTTCCTCATGTTTTAGGTCATATGAGTTGTAATCATTAACATATACGAAGAATTTCTTCAGGTTTGGTGGAAATTCGACTTTATTTTTAAATTTTTTATAAAGTAACTTGGTGCAAGACGAGCATTCCTCTTGAATTACAGTGGAATCCCATGTCTTAATGTCTTCAAGACGGTCAGATACGAACACCAAACGGTGGTCATCGATGTTTCTGACCATCATTTGATCTAATACCATCCCCACAATGAAGACTTTATCGTAATCTTCTAGGTTTTCCTTTGCCCATGTGGTGTATTGTTCCTCGAAATTACCGAAAAAACAGTGACGATACTCAAAATTTGGACATAGATTACCCAATAAGATGGCACTTCCCACGCCATCTAGATCAGAGTTCACCCATGCGAATACTTTAGACACATTATAATTACAATTTTCTATGTGATTGTCAAATTCCATAATTTATATATTTTTAACTGCTTAATTTCTCCAATAAGTCAAAATCTTCATCCTCCATCACCTCTTCCTCCTCATCAGACTGGGTAATTGTGAGTGTGGAGTAGTCGATCTTCATCGTTTGGACAGTTCCCCTAGAACCAAACCTGTTTTTCATCATCCCCAAACGAACTATACCCAATTCTTGGTCTTCTTCGTTCTGAAAAATGGATACGATCATATCAGAGGTCATTGCAACCCCCAAAGACTCAGAAATACCATCCATACCAGGGTTGTTTGTGTCATACGCACCACGATTCAACTGTGCAGCAGAAATGAAGGGGCATTTGAACACATAAGTCAATGCTCTCATCTGTTCACAGATGTTCTTTCCTCGCTCATACGAATTGTCCCCAGAGGCTGTTAAGAGTGTGAGGTAGTCAATGACCACAGCATCGATGTGGATGCCTGATTCCTTCATCTTCTTGATAAAAGCACCGATTTGTCTCGGTGTCATCGTTGATGGTGGGAATTCCTTGATATAAATCGCACCACCAGTCCTTTCACCCTCCTCTTTTAGTGATTGTCGCAGGGTTGGGATGTTGGCTCTAAAGTCCTTCATCGGGATTTTGGTCACATTGGACGCAATTCTCTTCGCATAAAGAGTCTCAGACATCTCCAACGTGATAATAAGGACGTTTTTACCCTGTTCTGCCATGTTTGCAGCGACATTACCCAAGAAAATACTCTTACCGATGTTGGATTGACCAGCAAATACATACAATGCTCTACCCGCTTCATTGAATCCACCATCCAGAGCGTCATCGAGCCATGACCACCTACTAGGAATCTTGTTTTCGTCGCTGAGAATGTCATCAATGATACGTTCCCTGTCTCTATAAAGCTCAATACCACGATCAATATTGAGATTGATACCCGCAACGCTCTCAAACTTATCAACTATAAGCCCAGCATCGATGTTACCTTCCGATATATCCTCGGCAGATTCTAGAATTGCATGATATGCCCCCCTCTCCTTGAGGAATTTCTCAGTAACCTCGTATAATTCGTCCTTATTTTGCTTGGAATCGAGTTCTTTGAACGATAATATAAGCTTTTTGAAGTTATTTCTAAGCTCATCGGTGGTTAGATAGGTCTTAACTTCGGTGAATGTGGGTAAATCGTTCCTCTTCTCGTAGAAATCAGCCACAATTTCGAAGTATTTGGCAATATTCTTGTCGGTGAAGTATTTCGGTTTAACATAATCAGCTATGGATGATAGGTAACCACCATCCAACATGGCGTTTTTCACCATCACCTTCTCAAAATGATCAAAATCTATTTCACTCATACTGCTTCAAATAATACTCGTTACCAACCTTCCACTCTTCGGTGAATTCCCTCAATCCCGGTGACTCATGTATAATCATTACATCACCCACGCCAATTTTCAACCCTTTATCTTTAGCATTCTTACAATAAAGGAGATCGTAGAAGTGAAATTTGGACGGACATTCCTCATCGAAGTAAACACCACTATCAATAGCCTTCTTACTTAGAGCCATGAATACACCATCGATCATCACTACTTCGTGGGGATAGTTACCAAAATTCGTCATATGCTTATTATCGCCCATTTTATGGGCTACAGCACCGTGTAGGTTACCTGAACCGAACCCTCCACCCATTATGTGCCACAATGCTGGTGTCTTGATCTCAGCCCTTGAGCATCCAGCCACCCCAACGACATCAAACTCCTCGAAAAGATCGTATAGGTTGGGTCGGGGATCATGTTCCAGACAAACATCATCATGGACAAGGATTATACCGTCACATTCAGTGTGTTTACTACTTGTGATAGAATAATTATAAAATTCAGCTAAACTATTCTTATTTTCAAGAAAAAAGACACATTCGATGTCCTCTGCTATCCCCAATTCAATTAAACTTTTCCATAGGGACGTGTCCTCCTTCCTCTTTTTTTGTGTGGCACAATATATTACCAGATCCCTTAACTGCATACTTCATATCTACCACACCCCCAAATATTTTCAACCCCCAAATGCCTTTATCTTAGTATATTTCGCTAAATATAAATATGCAGAAGATAGATTTTAAATTTTTGACTGAAAGAGCGGAAAAAGTTATCGTGAATGAGATGGCTAGGCTACCAACTTGGACAATGCCTGAAGGGTATAGTGAAGAAATCACCAATTTCTTGGATAGAGATCACACTAAAGGTATGAGAGATCAACTCAAATCTGTATACGGTGGTAAAGACGTAACCCGAAAAGTTTTCCAAGATCATGTGTCAAAAATTGCATACAAGATCCTGAACGGTAAACCCCTCATTGGAAGTTCTACACCATATAAAAATGAATTACTCCAAGATGGTGTAAATAGAGACGAATATTTTAATTTTATTTTTGGTGATAACTATGAAGCAGCCACCGATGAACAAAAAAAGAAAGCCATGAGAGATACGGGTAAATCTTCTACTTGGTTGCTTCTTTATCTTTTGAACGAATTGGAGAATAAAAAGCCAGGATATATCATGAGCAACAAGTTCACCAAAACTATCTTGGATCCAGAAATTTTCAAAGGTGCTTTTGAAGACATTAGAAATGTTGATAATGCCTCAAGAGCGAAAGGGAAAGATAATCAAATCATAGATAATTGGGATATGTCACCGAAAGAGTTCTATGATATGACTGCTAAAATCTACATTCCCATGAAGAAGATACGCAAAGAAGGTAAAAAATTCATGTCATCCAAAATGAAAGTGGGGGAAAAACAAGCAACTCAAGATGCGGTTGATCGTGCCGCTGAAGGGGGTAAAAGTGACTATATCACCGATACTATAACTGGAACATTGGAAGGTGTAATCGATGATATCGAAATGGGGGAACATGGAAATATTTCGGAAGAAATCCTCGCTGAATTGAGAGTTTTATATAAAAAATATCTAAAACTTAATAATAAAGGTGTTGAAATGTCTGTAGATGATGTAAGAGGAAGTGTTGAAGGGAGTATTAGTAACGCTGGTGTTTCAACATTCATAATGCAGCAGTTCAACGATGCCTACACGGACGCTGAAAATATTGACACTCAAACTGGTGAAGTTGAATCGATAGATGCCGCTCTCCTTGCAGATAGAATGAATATTTATGGTGATGAATTCCTCCGTAAACTTGTCGAAACTGGTATTATCAGTGAAGAGGAAAAGGATCTCGTATCATTCTATAAAGGAAAAACAATAAGTGACTCAAATTATGATGATAGTGGTGAACCTGTCGATAAGTTCACTGATGCTAAAACCGCCATCAACAAATACACCGACAAGATGGATGCTGATGCTGGTGCAAAAAAGGCTAATAAGCAAAAAATTTCTGATGACAATGCAGCGGAGATCGAAGCACTCGAAAACGAATTGGAAGATTTAATGATTGACGATGATCCAGATCAAGCTAAAATCAAAAGAATAGAAAACCAAATCAGAAAATTGAAAGGCGAGAAACCAGTCAATGAGGGTATCATGGGTTACATGACCGAACAAGCAGGTAAAGATAGATTCACCCACAAAAAAGGGGAATTTAAAGACCGTGGCTTTAAGAGATTCCCCAATTATGCGATGTGGATGGAGGCTAACCGAGATTAATCGTCGGCATTCGGCTCAATCGACTCCTCTAGTGTAGCTAGATCATCATCCTCTGGCGCAGTTCCATATGCCCAGTTAGTTTTGATGCGTTTCTCCAACTCTGGAAGAAGCTTATCCCATATATTCTGATCTTTAGACCAGACTTTATAATATCCAAGCTTTTTACCTTCCCAGTCTTTGTAAGCTGCACCCTTATTAGTAACAACTCCCATATTTTTCATGATGTCGAGGAGACCAAAATACTTATCCAACCCTTTACTGAAGGATAGATACATACGTCCCTTGATGTATTGTTTCATGAAGCGGTTCTTCACCATTAGAGCGTTGATAACAACACCAGAATAGTTTTCTTGGGATGCTGAAAGCTTATCATCGACTTGAGTGTTCTTCTCATCTTTGATCAACTCTCTAGCCAACTGAACGGTAACAGAAGGTAGATATACAGCAGATTTACCACCAGTCATATTCTTCTCAAGAGAAGGATACATCTGACTAGGATCATCGTAAACGTGATTCGTTATGATGATCGGTGTCTTAGTTAGAGTAGACATATTAGTGCAAGTCTTCAAGAGACTCTTGATCGACTTGGCGAATGTTCCCATGTCGGCAGAAGCCTTGTCTTTATCCATTCTAGTTAATTCCATTTCGGAATTCAAATTGGCTAAGGAATCAATGGCGATAATGAATTTACCAGTCTGTCCCTGCTCTCTAACTTTCTTCAAAAACTTATAGATAGCATTTCTAGTCTGTTCAACTGATTCACAACCGACATACTTCACCTTACTGGTATCTAGACCAAATGTTGCAGCGGTTTCTGGATCAATCGCTCCCTCGGTGTCAAAAATAACAGGAATCATCCCGCCCTTCTGGGCATTGGCCAGAATTTGAAGAACGAAGAATGATTTGGCAGTTTGGGACGGTCCTGCTAACTGTGTGATTCTGCCCTTCGGGACTCCCCCATAGAGGGATCCCGAAACTAGGGCATTTAGAACCATACTTCCTGTATCGATCCAATCGTCAACAGACGATAGGGTATTCTCATTCAGGAACGCCGTATACGGAGACACGTCATCCAACTCTTTCAATGAGCTGAATAGTTCATCATCTATACCATGATTTTTTGCCATACCTTAGATGGAGACCACTTTAGGATTGCTATCAGGAGTAGCGATTTGTGGTTGCTGATCCTTTGGAGTGTTGATCTCGTTGTATTGATCAATGACTCCTTGGTTGACTTCGATATCACTGATAGTGATCATATTCTTACTGAATGTCCAGTTGTTTTGATCTCTATGATCTTTGTCAATTAACTCAAAGAAGAAAAGAGGGATACTCTGGACTTGAATTTTGCCACCTTCTTGTGGTTGAACATACATGATGATTGGATTGTGTAGAGTGAGGTAATTTTCATCTTCACTCACGAACTTACCAACAATATTGCGTCCAACGGAATCGATTAATGTAATGTGTTTTTCTTTCATCGTTTTAATATATACTATATGTTTTACTTAATGCAAGGAATTTATCCTAAAAATACCCTTTGTTCTTCGATTTTTTTGACGAAAGACTTCCCCATGTTGTTATTTCTTTCTGCTAGGTGATGGTAGTAGTTGGAACGATCCTGTATAATCAGACGAACCTTCTCCAATTCTGGGTTTGGAAACGGTGATTCCACTCGATCATTCAAGAGTGATTTTAAATTTTGGATAACAGCGGTTTCAGCATCGTCCAAACCTTTATTATAAGCTTCATGGGGTGTCATATGAAGATTTATTAAAACTCAACCCAAAGTCAAGTATCTTCTCCAAATAATTCATCCAACTCGACACGAACATTCTCAGATGGTTTTCTGAGGTTCCACCCCACCGCATTGTAGAATCTTTCTATCGCAACGTAGCATATCTTGGTGAACATTTCTTCGTAATCAACGACGAACATATCGTCGAATTCTTTTGGCCATGATCCTTTATATCCAATATTTTTAATATTATATTTATTGGTTTGTTTGACGTATACCGATTTAACTTTATCACCAGATTTAAATTTTTCGTATCTGGATGACAATCCATTCTGCTCCATGATAAGATCGTGGAAATATGCAGCTTTGACGTGTGATGGCATACCCTTCACGGTGTTTATACCATCACATTTAGCAGAATATTCCTCAAATTTGTTCATACCAGATGTTTTGGAGATCTCTTCAATCGGTAATGTTTTGAATGTCTCATATAAATTTTTAAATTTATCATTTGCCTCTTTGAGAGACTTGGAAATGATCATATTCTCGATCACATCCTTTACAAGTGGCTTCACTTTCTTGGGCATTGTTGTTTTCACAACATCAACACCCTTATATTTAAACTTTTCAACCTCCACACCCTCATCATCTAACATATGTAGTGCGTAATACTTCTTACCCAAGAACACCCCAGAGTCGCAGATGGCTTCTCTCTTGAATACAAATCGAGGATCACTACTTCTGAGGCTCTTTCTAGCCCAAGTATCCATCCCCTTATTGATATGGTTCTCTACTTCATCACAAAGATCAAAAAATTCTGGAGTAATTTTACCATCTTTAACCATCTGTATCCCCAAATCTTCACAAAACTTAAATGAGAAGTAATCTGAGTCGGTGTCACCATACACAAAAGCCCTATCAAGATCTACTTTTGATATATCTGGTATTTTTTCCTTTAGATATTCATCAAACAGATTCTTGGAGTGTTTAATAGCTGCTTGACCCGTTAATGTGACTGATGTTCCAATATCTTCATCACCCATCGGAGCATATTTGTTGAGCATATAACCATATAGTGAGTTCAAATGGATCTTATATGCAAATTGGATGGTGTCATACTTCTGTTCTCCCGCTTCATCACCATTCTTCCTACATTCAATCATTTTTTCCTTCATCTCCGACCTCTTTGTGTAAAGATTATCCAAGAACTCGGGAACCAACCCTTTACTTTTCTGAGAAAACAGAAAACCAGCCTTGGTAATAGCAGCCTTTTCTTCGGTGATATACTTTTTAAAGTTCTTCATCGTCATTTCAAACAATCTACCAGAGGTGTGGTGAACCATTACCATGTCATCGACCTTCTCGACTCTTCCAATCTTCGTCTCTGGAGAGAGATTCATGGAGATCATCACACTGGGGTATAGAGAATTGGCATCAAAGGATACAATATTCTCCGAAAATCCAACCTTTGGTTCAGCAACGTAACCCCCCGGTGCTTTATAATCGGATTGGGGACGGATAAATGTCGGAATATACTCACCCCTATGCCTAGCCCTGATTGCGATTGCACCGTTCATACAAGGAACGGTCTTAATTGCTTGTTCTAGGTTGCACAGTCCCGTATACGCGAGGAAGCGTAGGAGCGAAATGTAGCCAAGTTTTTCATCGAGCTTGTGGACAATCTCAACGTCCCTAATATTGTAATCCACATAAGTATACCAATCGTCTCTAGCGAGATCCCAGAGATTACCAGTGTGTTCAACCTTGTTAATATCGAGTTCCACCTCACCGATGTTATCCAACTTATATGAATCTCGTTTTTCCATATTAAATTTCTGATAAAGAATCATATAATCAACACACGAAACACCTTCGATAACATATTCCTTCGATGGTTGACCGAATTTACCAGTAGGATTGACCTTTTCATAAATTCTACCGATTGGTGACATCTTCTTAGCCCATTCATCACCAATTTCGAAGATGGTTCTATTGATGAAGTATGGAATATCGAATCCTGAGATGTTCCAACCAGTGATTATATCAAATCCCTGTTTCCTAAAATACTTAATAGTGGATTTAAGGAGTTCATGTTCCGATTTACATCGGTGATAAATCACATCATCCCTAATCGTGTGGAATTCCTTGAGACCAAATACATGATATTCCTTTGAGAAAGAGTTATAAATGGTTAAGAGGTTGATTGTCGCATCTGCTTGTTCTGGATTTGCGAATTTATCTTTGTGGGGACACTCGATATCGAAGAACGCCACCTTTAGAGGGTGTTGAGCGAAGTTATCATCCTCACACACCCCCCAATAATTGTCGATCAAGTATTGTTGATATGGTGGGAGGTTTTCGAATATCTTTTTGACATTACTATCCTTGATGAACTTGTTTCTATCGTAATTGTTCGAAAATTCCTTCTTTGACAATGAAGTTCCATAGATAGATTTCTCCTCACCTCTCTTATCTTCAAGCATGATATAGGGTTTGAAATCCCACTCTTGTTTGACTCGCTCACCATCCGAACTCCAAGTCCATAGATGGATTTTTTTATCCTTATTGTTGTATATACAGTTCCTATACATAATTTATTACACACCAAATTTACCACCCCACCGAGGATTGTCAATCACCTATCAATATCCCCACCACAATTATCACACCTATGATCCTTCGCACCCCACCCCCCACAGTGACTCCAACAGAAGGATTCCCCACACTCACCACAATACCCAGCGTCTGATTGATCCAAGAGATCACCACAAACGCCGCATTCACCACCATATTCGAAATCCTCGTCTATATCTTCTAATTCCATAATTAATCATTCCAATATTTGAGGAATTTTCTATCTGGTGAACCAAATGGTGTATTCATAGACTCCAAGAAAGCACCGATATTCTCTGGTCTTTCCAAGAATCTACTCTCACCGAGTTTTCTCAACTCAGGAATCAATTTGAAATACTTGGATCTATTTTTCCAGTTCAAAATAGCTTCAACCTTCTCTTCCAGATCTTCACTGGTTTTGAATTTCATGAAATCTGGAGCATCCTCATAGGTGACCATATCTTGGCACATACAAGGAATACCTAAAGCACTACCCTCGATAAATTTAATATCAGATTTGGATCTATTGAATGGTATATCCATTAGAGGTGCTAATAGGAGTTGGACATTCAAAGATGCAATGAATTTGGGGTAGTCTGTTAGCTTTTGCCAAGGGTGGAATTCAATCTCACCACTATTGACATAATCTCTGAGTGGTGGTGGATAAGCACCGATGAAAACAAATTTATATTTTTGTTTATTATCAATGATGAACTTCAACACATGGGAGAAATCGTCTTGTTGATTCGTCTTGTTATTCACATCGAAGTGTGCTCCCGAACCCGAATAGAGGATTCTCGGTTTTCTTCTGTGTGATTCGTAGTTGCTGATGATGTTCTTGTAATTGTAGTGTGGTCCAATCCACCATTCGGGTGGAAAATTCGGAACAACCGTGATTTCTTTTTTACCAGTCTTCTCGGTAAAGAGATCCCTCATATATTTACAGGTGAGTGTGACCTCATCACACATATTGATCATATCTACACAGTTTTGTCGAATCTCATCAGTATCAAATGCGTGTTTATATGCGTTAAAATCTGGGATTTCTTCTCTAAAGACCACATCATCCACCTCATAAACGATTTTAAACCCATACTTTGGTTGGATACTTTTCAAAAACTCTACAAATTTCTTCTGATGGGTGGATGCCTGTCTCTGTATTTTAACGACCTTATAATCTTGATACCATCTTTCGTCTAATATCATATTGGTAACTGAGGTGGATTCACCGAGACCATTCATATTAACCAATAATTCTGGCCAAGCTACTCTCCAACTACCACAACCACCCCTATCAGCCAAAAAATTTATATATTTGTTTTGTGGTTGATTCTGTTTGGGTGGTTGGGACGGAGCCTGAATATTTGAGTGGACATTCTGCAAACTCCCGAACGGATTCTTTGGAAATGGGGAAGTGAATGGAGACGGAAAAGGATTCTGCATATCAATAATTATTCATTTGTCCACCGAAATCAATCAAAAACTCTACGTGTTATACCATTTTCTTTCTCAAGAGAAATGATCTCACCATCAATATGCTTTACAGTCTCCTTTCTATGAGAAATCGCATACATGCTCATATCATTATTTTCGATTCTCTTCTTGATCACCTCGATCAACAAATCCAACCCTCTTTCATCGAAAGCTGAGTCGAAAATCTCATCACACCACTCAAGATTCGAGGATACACCCGAAATTTTCCTTTTGATGTCTTTAAAAGACCACGAACAAGCCAAATCGATAGTTTTTCTTTCACCGCCACTCAGATTCCAGTAAGATATTTCCTTCCCTTTGTCGTTTGTAAGTTGCTCATCAAAGTATTCATCGAATTTACAGCGAATAGTCATACCAAGACTGTTGATATACTCCTGAATACTGGTGTTTAATATCGTAAGAAGTCTTTTAACAACAAAACTCTTAACACCTTCCTCACTGAGGACAAATTTACACACCTCATAATCATCAGATAGTTGTTGATACTCGACACACTTCGCTTCTTCGTCATCCTTTCTTTTCTCAGTAGCTTTGAATTCTTTATCGAAGTCTGGTTTCGGGATGTCATCGAGCTTCAGATCTTTCAAAGACTCCTCATAACTCTCCAAGGACTCATCATAACCCTTTAAAGACTCATCATAACCCGTTAAAGACTCATCATACCCCTTTAAAGAATCGTCATAACCCCTCAAGACTCTCTCAAGACTTTCGATTTCTTTCTCTTTGATTCTAGCTTCATCGATCTCTTCCTTAATCTCTGTTACTTTCTTTTGAACCTTACCTTTTTTGTCAATGAAGTCGGCTTTACTCTCTTCAAGCTTCTCAACATCTTCGATGATGGTTGTGAGTTCTTCCTTATGCTCTTCCTTAACCTTATCGAGATGTTCGATGTGTGTATGTGGGATCTCCTGTAAACAAGATTCACATTCGACACCACCATCAACAGATGATGCCTTTTCTATTTTCTTTTTGACGATATTTTTGAGAGCATTTTGTGAACTGATTTTAGAATTGATATCACCAATTTTTCCATCAATCTTAACCCAAACACCTTCGTATTTGAGCTTTTCTTCTCTCAGATCAGTGACATCTGGAATTTCGATTTTAGAAATTTCATCTTTAGTTTTCTTGATCTTACCTTTGGTTTCCTTGATCTTATCTTTAGTTTCACCGATCTTTACTTTAGTTTCACCGATCTTACCTTTGGTGTTCTTGATCCTTTCTTTGATCCCCTCCCCCTTCTTCTCAAGAATAACAACCCTCTCTTTAACCTTCTCTTCGTATTCTTTCTTCTGTCTTTCGATGGAAGCAAGAGCGTTCTTGATTTCCTCGATTTTAGTGGATGAAATGTTGAGATTATTCTTATTGTCTCTAATAAGGGTTTTTAACTCATTGATCATCAAGCCGAATATCTCAAGAGAGAAAATATCATTGATAAATTTTCTCTTTTCTTCGGGTTTCTTCGCCATGAATGGTGTGTTATCAGAGAGAGATAGAATATCACAGCTTTTACAAATCACTGGATTGGATCCAATAAGCTCATTAATGAATTTATCAGTATTTGCAATACTATCCTTCGTTATATCCTCATCACCTTTGAGTAATGTGACCTTACTAGGCTTCACTTGTCTCAGAACTGTATAGGTTTGAACGCCTGTATCAGACTCGACATCGAATTCCAATTCTAGATTACCCTTACCTTTGGTGATATTGTTGATGATGAACTCTTTCTTGATCTTACGGATCATTTCCCCGAACTGAGCGAAGAAGAAAGCCTCCACGATAGCAGATTTACCCACAGCATTGGCTCTTTCGGGGTTGTCGATGTTCTTACCATTGATCAGATTCAACCCATTGGCGAAATCAATCACCAATTCTTCGTTTCCGATACTGAGAAAGTTTTGAACTTTCAGTTTTTTATAAATTACCTTTTTCATCCTTTACACTTTTCGTATAGATTATCGTTTATCTTCTTAACTCTTTCTTCTTGGGCTTCTTCTAACTCCATCTGATCGTAGAACTCATCAAACATCTCTCTGATATTGATCGCATCCACATGTTCAACGTCACCGACAGTCTTCGATACCACATTGTATTCAAGCGAGAGTTGGAATGGTTTGAACTTACCTAGTGATGTTTTGAGTTTTTCGACCTTAATATCATCGATGTCTTTGTCAATGATGAGTTTGATGATGTTACCTGAAATAATCTTCTTCAACTCATCCTTTATCGAAGCAATCTCCGAAATCTTGATCTTTATAAACTTGGGTGATACTGGATTCTCGATAAACTCAAGACTCTCATCTTCAATATCTAGAATGTAATATCCTTTATCATCACCAGCATCGTTGAAATCTTGGGGAAAGGTATTTCCAATATAGAAAATTTGTCCTTCGTTGTATTTCTTCTCATTTCTGAGATGAAAGTGTCCACTGAAAACGTGTCCAGTTCTAGTAGCCAAGAATTCCATCACATCGTGTCCACTAGTGCAGACTTTGAAGTTGTTCATCTTGAAACTTTGGATCTCAAAGTGACCAAAAATGTAATCAAACTTACCCTTCGGTAATTCTCCCTCCCAAGGGACAAACAAAAGCTTTCTATCAAACGCTTCGAACTCTAGGTTCTCATCGATAATGGTGATATTATCATGTCCCTTCAAGAATCCGAGACTATGGACATCAGCCCTGTTCTTATAATAGGCATCGTGGTTACCGATAACCATGAATACGTTGAAGTCCTTGAATTTGGCTATGAGATCACTCGCAACATGAATAGTATCCACTGAAATTTCAGATCTATTATGGAAGAAATCACCGAGAAAGAAGATATCTGATATCTTATTCTTCTTGAGATCTTTCACGATCCAATCAGCCCAATCCAAGGCGATTTGATGCCACTCCTTCGAGTTACCATAAATCCCCAGATGGAGGTCAGTAAACATCGCTACTTTAGGTTTCTTTATCATATGCTTCGAAATAAAATATAATTGGATTAGTCTTCGTATGAACCATCCTCTTCATCTGCTTCGAGGATGGGTTTCACGTAGACGTGTCCCTTTGATTCAGGACCCGTCATCGACTCCATGTATACCACATCTTTATAGTCTGTCAACCCGGCGTGTTGTTTTTTTTCTCTCTTAATTCTGTTGGAAAATGCATTCCAAGCGATCATGTTAAAATAGGAAAACGGGTTATATTCGGATTCGATCTTGAAAGATTTCTTCTCCAGTGCTAGATACATTTTCAGTATCGCATCACCGACCATTTCTTCTTTCCAGCTTTTTGTATAATTGATAAACCGCCAGTTGTAAGACAACCCCTCGGCAATCTTTACAACATTGGATGCCAATTCATCGTTCATATTATCACTCTCGTAATATTCACTCAACTGTCTCCTAAATTCTTTCGAGTTCACATAATATTTCTCTTTTACTTCTTTGTTTGTCAGCATAATTTTATAAATCTATTTCTTTTAATCTGTATTTTATCTCTTCTTTATCGTAGATTAGTCGGCGTTTCTCTGAATGTGTGGTTGAATATTTTAGATTATCAAAAATATCGAATATATTTAACCTATCCTTATTATCATGGAGTCTGAGTCCACGACCAATCGACTGAACGACTCTAATAAAGCTCTTACCAAGACCCGCAAATACGATGTTTGGTATATTTTTCACGTTGATACCCGTCGAAAAGATCGATGACATGGCGATACAAACGATATCGTCTCGCCCCTCCATCAGAGTAATGATCTTTTTTCGATTATCCACCGCAACTTCACCTTTAACGAAGAAAACCTTCTTGTCAGTGATCTTCTTGGCAGCATCCATCAGGTTTTCACCATGAATGAGGTGATTAACCATGATCAGGACGTTACCCGTCATCTTATCAGCCACTTTGGATATGAATGCGTTTCTTTTCTCTGAGTTGTAGAGGTAATCCAGTTCAGTTTTATAATCAGTATTGCTCTTATTGGGGTGATTGAGTTGAAGTGCGGTGACAACTACATCTGTCAAAAATCCTTCATCTCGTAGTTCCTTGGATTTCTTCTCATATACGATAGGACCGAACGTGCCGATGGTTTTCCATTGATCCAACTTATTATCCGATAGACTCCCAGTGAATCCGAACCGATTCGGGGTCTTAATCTTGCTGATCAATTTAGTAATGTTGGAATTGTTGTTGACTTTGTGACATTCGTCCACGATCAGCAAATCAACATCCACGATCCATGGATTGTCAATAAACTTGGCTGTGAAGTTCTCGTTGTTACAAATCACTACACTGGTATCTTGGAGAGGTGATATTGGGTTTTTCTTCGTGTCTACCTCACCCGTCCATCCAGAGTAATCGAACCTGACACCATAACTTTTGAAATCATCTTGAAGTTGATACACCAAGGTAAGACCCGGCACCAAGATCAACACCTTCGGGTTCCAAGGTAGATGCTTTTTGAGATTTTCTATCAGAAAAGCCTGTGTCAAACTCTTACCACCACCAGTGCCGATGACGATTGTTCCCATACCCCGTTTAATACTTTTTTCAACGGTTTCCTGTTGGAAATACCGTGGATCAAATGTCAAATCCCCCACAAACTCTGAGTTTTCGAAACCACATTTACACCTAGCCTTGAATTCATCGGTGAGTTCGATGTCCGTGATTTGCTCATCCCGCAGATACTTCAATATCTCGTGATAGAAGCCAAAACTAAACAAACCAGTCGGTGTTATTGCATATTTTCTATCTTTGAGGAACCGTTTTTTAAGTTCAGGTGCGAATTTCTTCTCCTTATTCGCAACAGAAAAATGATTACGGATCGTGGCGAGAATATCAGAATCACATATGATCTGTCCCTGCCTCTTTCCAGTTTTATAATCAAACTTGATCATATTAATGCTCTTCAAGCTTCTTGATCTCAACAATATTCTTGATGTCCTGTGCGATAAACGATACCTGTTGAACCAGACGTTCAAGATACTCGACAAGGAAATCCTGCTCTCTAATCTTCTGGTTAAGCGTCTCCAACGTGGGAGATTTTTCCAAATCATCCATGATTTGTTTATTTAATTTGACTGGTGACTCCTCCAACACCTTTCTCTGGAGCTTTTCCTTACTCTTGGATTTTATTTTATAAAGTTTATCCTTTTCAATCTTGGCATCGATCAGTTTACAGACCCAGAAATGCTTCTCGGCTGGGACACGCTTCGCTCGTTCTTCGATATTGAAGTCATCGATCTTACAGAACTCTTCGTAGAGGGATTGGTATTCTTTTAGTATTTCCACTAATCTACATTAAATACAAATATGCGAAAGTCAACCGAAAACAACGAAATAAATGACATTTATTCAAATATTTTAAATGAGGACATGACTAGTGGTGAGGTTTATGGTGGTGATATTGGTGGACACGCTGGTATCGAGAACACCGATTGGTATGCTCCTGGTGATGCGCGGAACCCTTATGGTCTCGGTATCACAACGAGAAAAGGTAAAGCGAAATCCAAGAAAAAGGAGAAAAAAGAACCAAAAAAGAAGAAAAAATCAAAAAAGAACAGATTTACCGCCATTTTCGATGAAGATGAGGAAGAAAGCAACGTTAAAAAGGGGTTTGCTGAATACTTTAAGTCGGTCAATAAAGATTCAAAGTTCGATTCTGATGAATTGGAGAAGGGTATCAATGTTGAAATGGAACACACCACTGATTCGGATGTAGCGGAAGTTATTGCCAAGCAACATTTGGAAGAAGACCCAAAATATTACTCAAAATTGGAAAAAGTCCACAATGAGCAGTAAAAATCGAGAGTTCATTTTTTTCTGAACAAAATTTTTTCGGGTTAAATTTAACTATATTTATATATATATTATTATCTATTCCCTCCCTACCACCCTTCTATTTAAACACGATAATAAGCATTGTCAATAGCGTTTGTCATCTTTTTTTCATTATTTTCATTAATACCATTAATTATATAATTAATAAGATAATAACGTAATAATAATGTTAATAAACGAAATAAAAAAGAAAAAAAGCGATATTCAATTTGATATTCTTTTTAACGATTGTAATTAACTTATACAACATAATAACGAAATTGTCAAGCGATTAATACTCTTTCTATGCCCTTTGATTAGATGATTAATTATAATTAAATATAAATCCAAAAAACGAAATGTCAAGCACAGAATGGAAAAATCTCCCAGAAGAAAAAGAAGATGCCATGGGGTTCGTATATCTCATAAGGAATAACCACCCTGATAGCGATAAAAAATACTACATAGGAAAAAAGCAACTTCTCAAAAGATTGAAAAGAAAACCCCTAAAGGGTAAGAAACGTAACAGAATTTCCTATGTTGATAACAAAGTTGATGATTATTGGGGAAGTTCCAAGCAACTATTGGAGGATATGGAGAAATACGGAATTGAACACTTTTCAAGAGAAGTGATAGAAATGTGTGGTTCAAAATTCCATATGAGTTATGCAGAATTGGAATGGCAGATGAAATGTAATGCTTTGATGGACGATAAGTTCTACAATGGAGTTCTCAATATTCGTTTAGGAGTCGTTCCGAAAAATTACGTTGACATTAAGAGAGATCCTAGTATTTTGAATTTGTGAACATCCAAATCGATATAGAAAATACATGGAAATGCATCATTTTTCCAGAATTTAACAATCGAATGTATGATATCGACATTCTTTTCGGACAAGCTAATCGCAAATATTGCGAACTTCTACACGATTTAGGGCTAGATCCCGATTTTAATTTCTCAAAAAGGAACAATAAAAAACTCTACACCCACGAGTTTATCAAGAATTTCGTTGAATTCTTGAAGACATGTGATCAACGCCACACCCTCTCATTCTACTCAAACCCCACCAACAAGGATAAATTCCGAAATCAACTCATCAACAAATTGAAAAATACGTTCAATATTTTGGTGTGGGAATATGATATGGATTTAAAGGATTTTTATTACGAATTGAATCTGAAGGGTGCTAATCTGACGAGTAGATTGGAATTGTTCTTTGAAAAGAAAACGAACCCATCATTTAAAAAAATAAAGAAAAATCTCGAAAAAGAGGGGTTGACAAATCTCAATGAGGTATATTTTAAGAACATTTATAACAAGATGTGCTTGTTTAAGCACTAAATAAAAGTATGAGTAAATTTCTTAGATTATGTGAAGAGCACGATCCCGAAAATTTAGAGAACAAAAATGCAGCATTCGAAACGAAGTTTCTATTGAGAGATCAAGGAATCCTAGTTAGATCTGAAGGTAATTTAGTTACAATCAGAACCGAGAGCGGTGATGTTGTCCTTGAAGTTAAGGGGTTTGCAGAGCCAAAGGCTGATAGTGAAGAAGATGAATCAGTAAATGCTGGTGTTGGTGTGTATAGTGTCGATGGTGAAGTCGAAAAACTCGCTGATAAAGCGTCTTCTGGTCTGAAGGGGTTGGGTGGTAAAATGTTTGGAACCAGCGCACAAAAAGCTAAAGGTGCAGTAAAAAAACGCCAAAAAGTTGCCAAGGATGCCGTCAATGCTTACGATAAAGGAACTGAAAGAATCAGAAAATCTCTCAGATCAGTGAAACAAAGTGGGATAAATAAAACATACTAACCATGAAGTCGAAAACATTAGAATTAATTGAGAACAGAATGAAGCTTCTGGAGCAAGATGAAGATATGCCCGTGGAGGAGATGCCTCCCGAAGGGGGTGGTGATGTCACAGAGCAACCCGTCGAGGATCCAGCACCAGAAGAAACGATACCACTTAGCTCCCCATCGGAGTTGAGATATATTGAAGATGTGGTCTTGGCTGCATTGATGGAACCACCGAGTGGTGAAGATAGAGTAAATTTGGAAAACGTTTTGGATCTCCTGAAAACACCAGATAATATAGAAAGACTACAGGGTGGGGGAACGACCGCTAAAGATTTCTACCAGTCACATATCTTACCGATCATCAGACCCGCTCAACAAAACCAAGATGTGAGAGATATTTCAGATCGAATGTCTCAATAAACTAAATAATACTATGAAGTTAAAATCTGACGAAAACAACAAACTTTGGGAATCATATGCGAGACCACGACCAGAAGATGAATCATTGGTTGATGATGTCATTTCAATGGATGATGGTATGGAAGATGAGGGCTTCGATGATTTAGGCGATGATCTAGATGTTGAACAGGACGTGGTGATGGAAATCGAACCAGTGGAACCAGTGGAAGCAATGGAAACTAACGAGGTTCTTGTAGCAGAATTAAAGAAACTCGCCGAGTATTCACAAAGATTAAATGATTTAGAAGGCGTGGAGTTCGAAGATTGGATGGCATCTGCTATTACAATCGCCTCCACATACGTTTCAGATGTTTGGCATAGATTGGATGCTAAAGCCGATTTCGCCAACACTGGAGTCGATCAATCAGACTACTAATAACCCTAAAATGAATGATAAGTTTCAAAGAATTCTTTGTAGAGAAGCATATATTAGGCTTGGAGGAAGACATCATAGTTGATGGTGTCGGGAAGGTGTCTGCTAAATTAGACACTGGAAACGGTGCTTACAATGTCCTACACGGAGAAGAATTTGAAGAAGGATTCGACAAAAAAACGAGTGAACCACTCGTAAGATTTACCACAATGAACGGAATAAGATTAGAAAAATCAGTAAAAGAAACTATTACCATTAACCTTGGTGCTGGTAACCAAGAAGAACGTCCAGTGTGTCTTTTTAATTGTGTCATAGGTGATAAAAATTTTGAAAATGTGCCATTCAGTATAGGCAATAGAGCGGATAACGATCATAAAGTTTTAATCGGAAAGGTGTTTATAAGAAATGAACTAGATGCTTTGATTGATGTTGCGCTGAAAAACGTAGCAGGAGAGAATATCGTAACCCAATGAATAAGTTTACACAGAGAGATCTTTTAAATGAAGGCTTGTGGGATAAGTTTAAAAATTCTAAAGTAGCTGCCCTCGGTAGGGGAGTAGCTGAAACGGGGAGACAAGTCGCTAAAGTAGTAGCACCCGAAGTATACGAACCATTAGCGAAAGCCGCTGATTGGGGGAGAAAGGCTAAAGCCAGTATCCAAGATAAAAAATTACCTTGGCCTAAGAGAATCGAAAGATGGGTCAAAGAACAGGGTAAATTTCCCATTAGCCAAGTGAAAACATTAGGAAAATATCCAGATGGTAGTCAACATTTTGCTGTTGATATTTCTGAGAAGGGTATAGAGAGAAAGAGTGGTAATGAAGTTGCTGGTAAATTATATAAAGATCCCCATTCGGTAGTCGCTTATAATCCAGCCAAGGATCAATATCGTTGGATCATCAAGCCTAGAACAGATAGTTATCAAAGAGTGGGTGGACGAAT